TATTGGCCTATCGCAGAACTGGAGAAACTAAAAGCCGAACTGCCTGTATCTAAGTGGGAAGCACAGTATCAGCAAAGCCCAACCTCAGAAGAGTCAGCAATTATTAAACGGGATTGGTGGCAGACTTGGGAAGAACGAGAACCGCCCTATGTCAGTTTTATTATTCAGTCTTGGGATACTGCCTTTATGAAACATGAAAGGGCAGACTATTCTGCCTGTACTACTTGGGGTGTGTTTTATGCAGATGATTCAAATGGTATGCAAGCACCAAACATTATTCTTTTGGATGCGCTGAAAGAACGAATGGAGTTTCCCACACTGAAGAAACGTGCGCTTGAAATGTATCAGGAATGGGAGCCAGATGCATTTATTGTGGAAGCAAAAGCAGCTGGTGCTCCACTCATACATGAATTAAGATCAATGGGTATACCTGTAACAGAATACACTCCATCGAGGGGGAATGATAAAGTTTCAAGGGTCAATGCAGTTGCAGACTTTTTCGCATCAGGAATTGTCTGGTGTCCTCCAAAGAGATGGGCAGAAGAAGTGATAGAGGAGTTCGCTTCTTTTCCTGTGGGTGATCATGATGACTTGGTTGACTCATCTACTCAGGCACTGCTTCGTTTTAGGCAGGGTGGATTCATCGCACTAGAGCATGATGAATATGAAGAACAAAAGCCTAGAAGACTAGCCAACTATTATTAGGAATAATTTATGGCAGTAGATAAAAGAATGGAACCTGTAGTGATGGCTGATATAGCCAACAGGGTAGCTGATCAAGAGGTTGTAGTAGACATAGAGAACCCAGATTCTGTTTCAATAGAGACAGAAGATGGTGGGATGATTATAGATTTTGATCCTGATCCATCAGTAGATGATGCGCCATTTGATTCTAATCTGGCTGAATATCTGAGCGAAGATTATCTTAACTCGTTAGCGCAAGAGCTAGTCGGCGCATATGAGGATGACCTATCATCCCGTAAAGATTGGGAAGACACTTACATCGAGGGTCTGGATTTATTAGGACTCAAGATAGAAGATCGCACAGAGCCGTGGCCCGGAGCTTGCGGGGTGCATCACCCACTACTCGCTGAGTCTGTAATCAGATTCCAATCACAGGCAATATCAGAACTATTCCCGGCACAAGGGCCAGCAAGAACTAAGATCATTGGAGAAGTTACCAGTGAGCTTTATGAACAGTCGGGCAGAGTACAAACCTATTTGAACTATCTACTGACTGAGGAGATGTCTGAGTTTAGAGCAGAGACAGAACGAATGCTTTTCTCTTTGCCCCTAGCTGGTAGTTCTTTCAAGAAAGTTTACTACGATCCAAACATGGGTAGACCATGCTCAATGTTTATCCCAGCAGAAGATGTTGTTGTATACAACGGAGCGACAGATTTAAGAACTCTGACAAGAATGACTCACCGTATGCGTAAGTCAGCTAATGAAATTAGAAAGCTACAGGTATCAGGGTTCTATAGAGATATAGAGCTGAATGGCTCTGAGGCATTTATAGATCCTGTAAAAGAAAAGAAAGCAGAGATCATAGGAGAGAATGTTAGCTACGGTTCTATGGGTAGCTATCTGAAAAGTGAAACGGTTCATACGATTCTAGAGATACAGGTTGATCTCGATATCGAAGGTTTTGAGGATATGCAGGATGGTATGGCTACTGGTATAGCTGTTCCTTATGTTGTGACCGTAGATAAAGGATCTTCGCAAGTATTATCTATTCGCAGAAACTTTTTACAGGATGATCCTCTCAAGAAAAGAAGAGAGCACTTCATACACTACGAATACATTCCGGGTTTGGGTTTTTATGGGTTGGGGTTGGTTCACCTAATAGGCGGTCTAGTAAAGTCATCAACCTCAATCCTAAGACAGCTTATAGATGCTGGAACACTGGCAAATCTTCCCGGTGGTTTGAAGACAAGAGGTATGCGCATCATTGCAGATGATACGCCTATCATGCCGGGAGAGTTTAGAGATGTTGATGTTCCCGGCGGTTCTATCAAAGAGAACATATCGTTCCTGCCATACAAAGAGCCAAGCGGTACGCTTTATCAGCTTCTAGGTAACCTTGTAGAAGAAGCTCGTCGGTTTGCATCTATGGCAGATGTGAAGGCAGCGGATATGAATTCTCAAGCCCCAGTAGGAACTACGCTAGCCTTGATAGAGCGGAACATGAAAGTGATGTCTGCTATACAGGCAAGACTCCACGCAGCCATGAAAAATGAGCTTCGCCTGATATCTAGGATAGTAAAAGACTTTGGGCCATCCGAATATCCTTATCAGCCATATGGCGATAGAGATGACATAGTGCAGGACTTTAGTGATCAGATAGACGTAATACCTGTAGCAAATCCCAATGCATCTACTATGTCTCAGCGTATTATGCAGTATCAGGCAGCATTGCAGTTAGCACAACAGGCTCCACAACTTTACGACTTGCCAGCACTGCATAGACAGATGCTGGTTCCAGAAGAGGATCAGTTTACGCCGAAAGATCCTGTCACAGAAAACATGGACTTTATCAATGGCAAGCCAGCAAAAGCATTTGCCTATCAGGATCACGAAGCCCATATACAAACTCACTTGGCTGGTATGCGAGATCCAAAGATCATGGAGCTTATGGCGCAAGCACCAAACCAACAGGCAATCATGGGTGCGGTGTCTGCACATATTGCAGAACACTTGGCATTCCAGTATCGCATAGAAATAGAAAAGCAGCTTGGCATAGAGCTTCCATCAGCCGATGTGGAACTACCGCCACAAGTAGAGGCCAAACTATCGTCTTTGGTTGCGCAAGCAGCAGAGCAGCTTCTCAATATGAATCGAGCAGAGGCACAACAGCAGCAACAGGCAGCACAGGCACAAGATCCTGTATTGCAGCTAAAGCAGCGTGAGCTTGCATTAGAAGAGCAAGAGGCAGCTAGCAAAGCCCAGATAGATCAGCAGAAAGTACAGAATCAGGCAGCTAAGATAGCGCAGGATCAGGCTAGAGCAGAGATGCGTCAGATGCTTGAATTACTCAAGATTGAAGCAGCCAAAGAACAAACAAAGATGAAGATTGATAGTGCTGAGAAGATTGCTGGCGCAGAGATCGGAGCTAACATAGTTGGGTCAACTAATGATCGAGATGAAAGATTAGAAAGACAACGTATGTTAGAGAAGAGCAAGGGTGCAGAGATTGGTCGCAAGATAGCAGAAACAATAGTGAACCCTAAACGAGATGCCTAATTTTGTTGACCCACAGTTTGTTGATTTGATATTGTCACGTTTAAACGACTTGGAACAAGCTGCTATAGATAAGCTGGTTTCTGGGTCAATAAGATCTTTTGAAGATTACTCTCAGTGTAGGGGAGAGATCGAGGGGATACAAAAGTCTACCATCGAGATCAAACAAGTAGCTGAGAAGGTGTTTTCTGAAGAATAGTACCAGCAGGGTACAAGGGTTCTACACTTCCCATTAAGTGTTGCAGAGAGAAAATATGACAGATAAAGCAGTGGATATCAGATCCATTGGCAAAGAGGATGAAGGTGAGGCAGAAGTAGCTTCACAGCTTCCAGTGCCGACAGGGTATCATATACTTATTGGATTGCCTGAGATCGAGGAGAAAACGGAAGGAGGGATACTAAAAGCAAAGTCAACACTAGAGATAGAAGAAGTAGCTTCTATTGTTGGTTTTGTAATAGCGATGGGGCCAGATTGTTATAAAGACGAAAAGCGATTTCCTACGGGGCCGTGGTGTAAAGAAGGCGATTTCATTTTAATGAGATCATACAGCGGAACCAGAATTAGCATTCATGGAAAAGAGTTTCGATTAATTAATGACGATACACCCGAAGCGGTAGTACAAGATCCAAGAGGTATTAAACGTGTCTGAGGTAGCATACGAAGGAAACGAACAAATTATCTCTCCGCAAGAAGAGATAGAGGTTATAGCGGTAGATGATACTCCAGAGGAAGATCGTCGCCCTGTCAGAGAAAATGTTGAGCCATTCAACATAGACGAAGAAATTCAAACTCAAGATGAGAATGTTAAGAAAAGAATCAATCGTCTGAAATACGAATATCATCAGCAGCGTCGAGAAAAAGAAGCAGCTGAACGACTCAAAGAAGAAGCCATAGCTTTTGCCAAAAAAGCCCAAGATGAAAACAGCAGATTGCAGGGCTTGGTTGGTCAGAGTGAACAGGCTCTTTTACAAAGTGTTCAAACAAGGACACAGGCAGAGTTAGAGTCTGCCAGAGAGAAATATAAGAAAGCCCATGAGGATGGGGATACAGATGGAATGGTTGCTGCTCAAGAGCAGCTTGCAAGGGTACAGGCAGATAGAGCTTATATAGATAACTATCAACCCCAAATGCAGCAGCCGTCTACGGAGCAACAAGCTCCAGAATCGGTGGAGCAGCCACCGCAACAACCGCTAGATCCAAGACTACAGACTTGGCTGGCAAATAATACTTGGTTTGGCGCACCCGGAAATGAAGCTGTCACAGGATTTGCTTATGGTCTGGATGAGATGTTGGCAAAAAGAGGAGTGGAGAGAAACTCGCCACAATACTTCGAGGCAATAGATCAGGCGTTGAGAAAGTCTTTTCCGAAGGCATTTGGCGTAGAAGAACAGCAACAGGCAGAAGATACGTCAAGCAAACCCAATACTGTCGTAGCATCAGCACAGAGAACCAGCGGGGGCAAACGTCAAGTTAAGCTCAATAGCTCTCAATTAGCTTTATGCAAACGACTAGGAATTACGCCAGAGCAATACGCTCGTCAACAAATGGGAGAACAAAATGTCTGAAGAAAGAGCGCCAAGAGAAACGGAGACACGAAGCGAGAGTGAAAGACCTAAAAGCTTTGTACCACCGACACTTCTACCTGATCCGATACCACAAGACGGATATGTTTTTCGATATGTCAGAACAGACATGCAAGGCCAATCAGACGCTACTAATGTCTCTATGAGATTTAGAGAGGGCTGGGAGCCATGCAGAATCGAAGATCATCCAGAGCTTGAGATTGTAGCGGATGAGAATAGTAAGTATCCGGGGTGCGTGCATATAGGTGGATTGCTGCTTTGTAAGGCTCCACGGGAAGTTGCGGAATCACGACAGCGTTATTACGAAGACGTAGCATCGCAACAGATGGAAAGTGTAGACCGAAACTACTTACGAGAAGGCGACTCTCGAATGCCTTTATTGCAACCAGAGAGATCATCAAGAGTTAGTAAATTCGGTAAATAATAAACTTTTGATTTGTAAGGAAATTTAAAATGGCTAGTACAGCTGCACCTTTTGGAGCTAGACCTGTCAATACGATGAGCGCAAGCGGTTCCTTCACCGGAAAAGTTCAGCACATCAAGATTGCCAGTGGCTACGCTACAGATATTTTCAACGGAGACTTTGTTAAGTTAGTCTCTGGTGGAACTGTCGAAAAGGATTCTGGTACAAGCACTCTTACCTCTATAGGTATATTTTTGGGTGTTAAGTACACAGATCCAAACACAAACCAGTTGACGTTCAATCAGCGATATCCAGCATCTACTGCTGCGAGTGATATCTTTGCTTATGTATTAACTGATCCAGATGTGGTCTTTTTGATGCAAGCAGATGGAGCTATCGCACAGACTGCAATAGGAGCTAACTTCGATGTTATCCAAACTGCTGGATCTACCAGCATTGGTAACAGTAAGAATGCGGTTGATGCAGATTCGGTTGCGACAACTAATACACTCCCATTAAGAATCTATGATTTCTTTGATGGGCCAGAAAGCTCAATCGGTGATTCTTTCACAGATGCCTTGTTTATCTTTAACGCTGGGCATCAGTACAGAAACACCACTGGCGTTTAAGGAGATTTAAGAAATGGCAATTTCAAGAGCGCAAATGCTTAAAGAACTCCTGCCGGGGCTTAATGCTCTTTTTGGTCTGGAGTATGAAAAATACGAAGACGAGCACACGATGATTTACGAAACTGAATCATCTGATCGCAGCTTTGAAGAAGAGGTAAAACTGTCAGGCTTTGGTTCTGCACCCGTTAAGGGAGAAGGTGAGGCAATCACCTATGATGCAGCGCAAGAGGCTTTCACAGCAAGGTTCAATCACGAGACAATCGCGATGGGTTTTGCAATTACCGAAGAGGCGATGGAAGATAATTTGTATGACTCGCTTTCTGCGAGATACACCAAAGCTCTTGCTAGAGCAATGGCGTATACCAAGCAAGTTAAAGCAGCTTCATTGCTTAACAATGGATTCACCAATTCATTCCAATCTGGTGACGGCGTGAACTTGTTCACTGCGTCTGGTGATGGAGTAACTGGTGGTGACGGACACCCTCTAGTTAGTGGTGGCAAAAACAACAACCGTCCTGTAACTGGAACGGACTTGAATGAAACGTCACTAGAATCTGCAATCATTGCTATCGCAGCATGGACAGATGAGCGTGGTTTGCTAATTGCAGCAAGACCTAGAAAGCTTATTGTTCCTCCTGCGTTGATGTTCACGGCTACACGAATTCTGCAAACAGAAGGACGTACTGGAACAGCAGACAATGATATCAATGCCATTTATACTAATGGCAGTATTCCAGAAGGATACTCAGTAAATCACTATCTCACGGATACTAATGCGTGGTTCTTGATTACTGACGTTCCTAACGGAATGAAGCACTTCGAGCGTATGCCGTTGTCCAATAACATGGATGGTGATTTCGACACGGGTAACGTGAGATATAAAGCTAGGGAAAGGTACTCCTTTGGGGTAAGTGATCCACTTGGAATTTTCGGTTCACCCGGATCTAGCTAAAAGAAACGGTATGGGCTATCTTCGGGTAGCCCCATACTATCCTGACAGTTTCGCAAGAAGCTGACACTAGCCAAGACAGGAGACATACATGGCTAATACGACTTTCAATGGCCCAGTCCGTTCGGAGAATGGGTTTCAAATGGTTTCTAAAAATGCTTCAACCGGGGCTGTTACTGTTACTTCTGGTGACAAAATGGCAACCGAAGCGACTGCAAGTGCTGGTATCGAAGGCACTGCTGCTGTTTATGTCACTCAGGTAAATCGTCTGAAGAGTGACGTAACTACAAACGTGAACATCGTCAAAACAACAATCATGATTGATCTAACGGGCCTAAAGGATGGTGGTACCGCTGGAGATATTATCGGCAAAGACGGATCTGGTGTCGCATTCATCGGTAAAGTTACAACAGCTAATCAAGGCACAGTATTCGGAGTGACGATGACTTGCTTAGAGACTCCCGCTGGTGGAAGCACAGACATTGACTTGTTCTCTGCTACAGAGGGAACAGGTGTTAATGATACTGCCATTGGTGATCTAACTGAAACGCAAATAATCAATGCTGGGGC